TTACAATTCACACGGTTGGCGATCCCTTTACGTTAGAAATAACAACAAGAGCAGCCAGTCAAGTGCTGTCCGTAACAGAGATAGAAAGAGAAATCGACACTACCTCCACTACGGTCTCATTATCAGTCTTCTCACAATAGGAGTTCCAGCATATGCTGAAGAGGGAGAAACCAACAATACTTCAAACCCTGTGGCAGCGGCTACAGGAAACGTTACAAATCAAGCCGTCCAGTTCCAAAATAATGGAGCCCCTTCGCGTCAGGTATACGGACCAAACATAAGTTGTAACGGATCAACAATGACGTTCTCCCCATTCTATATGGGGAACCATACTACACCATTTGATGATGAAATGAATCAACAGAGCTACACTGTAGCAGAAAACTGGGGATTCCAAGTGAATTTTATGGTGCCTCTTGATAAAAGAGGATTAGAACAATGCAGACGAATGGCAGCACGTCAGGAAGAGAAGATGAAGCTTAACTATGAACTTGTACGGATCGATAACTGTGCAAAACTTCAGCAAAAAGGCTTTATGTTAGTTCCTGGTTCACGTGTATATCACTTATGTAGTGATGTAATTCCTATAGTTGCATTTAAAAAAGCAGAACAAAAGGTTCTTGAATGTAAAGAACCACCAAAGCCATGGTATAAACCTTGGTATAAACCTAATAAATGCCCCCTAAAACAATGATCTTATTAATCAAGCCCATTCTATTCGCCTTCTTGAAGTCAGATTCAGTAAAGAAGCTTGTAGTAGACCTATTAGAAGCTTATGTCGCTAGAACTGATAATAAGTTAGACGATCAAGCACTCAAAATTGTAAAAGAAAAACTATTTAGTTAAATGAAGAAAGCCGCTGAAGAAAAGTTTAATGAACTCCACAACCTTGTCACTGAAGATTTCCTTAAACGGGTCCGAAGCGGTGAGGCAACCACTCAAGATTTGAAAGCAGCTTGTGATTGGCTTCGTGCTAATGATGTCACAGGTGTTGCATATGAAGGCAATCCACTAGATAAATTAAATAAACTTATGCCTAAAGTAGATCCAGAACTAGTCAAACGGAGGTTGTATGCGCAGAGGAAGCCGTAACGTACCAAAAAGTAAGGCTTCTGCTACAACCTTATTTTATTGGAAGAATAAAAAGTCAGCTAAACACCACTCTGATAGTAATAATAGTGGTAGTTCTAAAGATGAGTTCTCTCATACTGATGCATATAAAAGAAAGCATGCTAACGCCCGTGCTAATGCTTTGAAAATTAAACCTAATCAAGATATGGTTACTCAGAAAGATGGATCTTTAAAACCCGGTAATCGTAAGCGTAATCGTGGTAAAGGGAGGTATGAATAATGGGAGTATCAACAGCGTTGAAAATAGGTATTACGCAAGCACCTAAATTACAGAAACTTACTAAACTTACTAAACTCCAAAAGATTGTTAAGAATGTTAAAAGTACTAAGAATGTAATCCAAAGCAAACTAAATACCAAACAAAACTTAGCTAAAATTGGAGAGGATATTAATGATGTTAGAAAGAATTTTGGAGCTCTAAATAAAATACGAAAGCTTAATAAAGCTGTTAGTACTAATACAGGTGTGTTAAGGAATACACCCATAGGAAAAAGTATAACTAAGGCCGAGAATCTAAAAGCATTAAATTCAAGTTTGCGTAATTATATGGGTGATAGTCCTAGAGCGTTGATTAGAAATTTAGGTAAAGCTAAAGGTTGGAATAAATTAGCAGCTGGAACTAGATTTATTGGACCTGCCTTTGAACTTCTCAGACTTTACGACGTAACAGGCCAGATGTTACAAAAGGATTATAAAAAACCAATTGAAGATGGCCCATCTAATTCTTTAAGGAATAACATTTCTAATATCATCACTGATGTTAAGAATATTCGTAATAGAAATAAATTTAAACGTACTGATCTACATGGTGCAGCTGATGTAAAAGTTACGAAATGGTTCACTGGTAATAAATGGAATCCTTTCGATGATGAACAAGTATTAATGCCTAACGAAGCAAAACGACATAATATACGTGCAGGAGAATTAAGGAAATTAGATGCTAAATATGGTAATCCCAAGGATAAGAAGAAATGATTAATACACTTCTTAAAATAAAACCTACTACAATCAAAAGAGTTGCTGGTATTTTTAAACCCGGTCTTAAATCTAAATTAGTTCAACAACTTAAACGTACTACACAGAAAACTGCAGGTGGTAAACTAAGAGTATTCCAGAAAGGTAATAAGAGCGAGATCTATGGTAGCCGTCGTGCTGTACAAGAAGGTCTCTTTGAACATACAACTAAGACATTACAAAAGACAGGTAAACGTACTACGACAGGTTATGGTAATGTTAATGTACGTCGTGGTGACGGTTTCTATGGTGCTAAACCTAATACACAAGTTCGTGGAGGTTTATCAAAAATTACCAAAGCAACTGATATTGGATTTAAAAGTAAAGCTAATGTTGCAGCAAAAGCAAGTATTAGAAACTTAAGACGAACACAACAAACTATTGATGCTGGTGATTTATCTAAAGGATATCAAACTATAAAAGGTCATCATAATTTACCTGTAGAACTTGGTGATGCTATTACTGATGGTATGAATCCAAAAGAGATAACTAAGTTCTGGTCAGATGTTAATAAAAGATATAAACATATGGCTAGTGGGGATCATTGGAAAAACTTAAGACTCTTACCTGAAGGAAAGCAATTTAAACATTTAGTAGGTGAATTAGATGTTAGCCCTCACGACCAAACGCATGAGATGCTGACTAAATTCGGTATAAGTAAAAAGAACTTATTAAAGATGTTTAAAGGTAAGAAACCAGCTGAACGTCTTGAATTAATGTCTAATTTAGATCATAAATTCAAAAAGATGGATCAATGGATCTTCTTACGTATGAAGAAATGGCATAGTGGTGGGGAGAAAAAAGCACTTGATGTTATATTAGCTAGTGATGAAGTTAAAAAAGCATTTCCAAATCTATCTAAAGCTGAACGTAGAATTGCAATTAAGAAATGGTTAGCTAATAAAAGATCAAAAACTAAAGCGAGTACAGCAAAAGCTTTACAAATATATAGTAAGCCATTAGACCAAAAAGCGTTAAATACACCTATGGCTGGTTTTACTGATAAAGCTGGTAAACAAATGACCCTTGGAGGTAATTAATGGCTAAATCTGCTACTAATAAAAAAAAGAAGTCAACAAAAGACTTACAAATTTCAAGATACAAAGATCCTAGATCTAGACCCGGACTATACTATGGTACAGATGGTTTGAAAAAAATCAGATTACCTAATGGTGAAATCAGATGGGTTGAAAAAGACGTACATCCTACACGAACTTAATTATGGCTAAAGCAACCGACGAAGATTACGGCACAGGCTCTAAAAAATGGCCTCAAACACCTGGCAAACCTTGGCAACTAAAGGCTTCAGCGCAAGGTAAGAAAAAGAAAAAGACAGGTGGTAAGAAAAGACCAACTACAACATCATTTAGCTTATCCCAAAAGGGTACTATAGGAAGATAATGTCTGATGTCGTAACTGCCTTACAAGACGACTTTAAATTGTTCCTACAAGCTCTGTGGGAACAACTTGACTTACCCTCACCAACTCGTGCCCAATACTCAATCGCAGACTATCTTCAGAATGGACCTAAACGTCTTCAAATTCAAGCTTTCCGTGGAGTTGGAAAATCTTGGATCACTGGAGCATTTGTCCTCTGGACTCTCTTTAAAGATCCTGAAAAGAAAATAATGATCATCTCCGCATCTAAGGAACGTGCGGATAACATGTCAATCTTCCTACAGAAACTTATTATCGAAACCCCATGGCTCAATCATCTCAGACCGAAAGCAGACGATTCACGCTGGAGTCGCATCAGCTTCGACGTAAACTGTTCTCCTCACCAAGCACCAAGCGTAAAGTCGGTGGGCATAACTGGACAGCTAACAGGAAGTCGCGCGGATTTAATGATTTTGGACGATATAGAAGTTCCTGGAAACTCCATGACGGAGTTGATGCGTGAGAAGTTACTTCAACTCTGTACGGAAGCCGAGTCTATCCTTACCCCCAAAAGCGATAGCCGTATTATGTATCTCGGGACTCCTCAGACTACTTTTACTGTGTATCGTAAGCTGGCAGAGCGTTCGTACCGTCCATTCGTTTGGCCCGCAAGATACCCCCGCTCCCTCAGTAACTATGAAGGATTAATAGCACCTCAACTTCAAGAAGATATTGATACTGGTGCTGAATCTTGGGAAGTTACTGACCCAGATAGATTTGATAATGAAGAATTAATAGATCGTGAAGCCTCTATGGGTCGATCTAACTTCATGTTACAGTTCATGCTCGATACGAGCTTATCCGATGCAGAGAAATTCCCCCTCAAAATGGCTGACTTGGTTGTTACCTCTGTCAACCCTACTACTGCTCCCGACTACGTTGTATGGTGCAGTGACCCAAGAAACGTTATCAAAGAACTCCCAACTGTTGGACTCCCAGGAGACTATTTTTATTCTCCAATGCAGTTACAGGGAGAATGGACCCCTTACGCTGAAACAATTTGTTCAGTTGACCCCTCTGGACGAGGAACAGATGAAACAGCAGCAGCTTTCCTCTCCCAAAAGAACGGGTTCTTATACTTGCATGAAATGCGAGCTTACAGAGACGGATACTCAGACCGCACCTTGTTGGATATACTTAGAGGATGTAAAAAGTTTAACGTTACCAAATTAGTTATCGAAACTAACTTCGGTGATGGTATGGTTGCTGAACTATTTAAAAAACACCTCATACAAACTCAACAAGCTATAGATGTAGAAGAAGTCCGTGCAAACGTTAGGAAAGAAGATAGAATCATTGATGCATTGGAGCCTATTCTTAATCAACATCGTTTATGTGTTGATAGGAGTGTTATTGAATGGGATTATAACTCTAATAAAGATGGAGCTCCGGAAGAACGCCTTCTCTATATGTTATTCTATCAGATGTCGAGAATGTGTAGAGAAAAAGGAGCTGTTAAACACGATGACAGACTGGATTGTCTGGCCCAAGGCGTCAAGTATTTCACAGATGCAATGGGTATCTCAGCCCTTGAAACAGTTAAAGATAGAAAACGTGAGGAATGGAAAGACATACTAGACTCTTGGACAGATGATCCTCAATCTATGGCTAATCATATAGTCCTAGGAATGGATCTCAAGCAACGTAGAGAGGCTAGAGGTAAATCAGGTAAAAAGCCCTTGCCTACTTGGATCTGACTGACCCCTGACGTTTACAGGGGAAGGGAAGGGTGGACCCTGCCCCTTTGAGGAAGTTGTCGTCTTTCAGACAACACTTCCTCTTTATATATTGTTGTAAGCGAGTCGGAAGACGAGCGTGTGAGACAACAATTCTAACTCTTCTCCTCTACACCCTATTATATATTATATATATGTACCACCAAGTTAAAGCACAGTTTTACTACGTATTCTGGGGTATCGCTACTGTTAGTGTAGTGATTGGACAGTTATATGTAGGTACTGGTTATAGATCAATGGTTAATGCAATTGAAGAAGTCGGGGAGAAGATTACTCAAGTTAAATAGGAAAGCTGAAGCTTGTTTGACAAGAAAGAAAGCTCAAAAGATTATTAAAAAGTATGAGAAAGCCAACACTACTGTATACGAGTCCATCAGGAGCGACGATACACTCTTATGACTTAGAAGGAGGTAAGACTACCTTTGAAAGATACCTAGGTTGTTATTTAGGATCGTGTGTCTTCCATGATACGTATGAAGAAGCAATAGAGTCCGTTAAATTTTGACAGAAATGTCTGAAGTCATAGGTTTAATGAGAATCATTCGCAATACCCCCTATGGGGGGTGAGAATGTTGAGATCCCGCTCGACACTTCGTGTCTCGCTCCCTTTAATTATATTTAGTAGCGTCATCACTACCTTTATGTATTATTTTGTGCGCCGTATTGCGCTGATTGAGCGAGCGCGAAGCGCGAGCGGGGTTGTTGATACTTAGTATGACACAGTTCTTAACACTCAGCATGTGCACATCTGTGGCGTTACGTTATCATTTAGTGACACAACAGTTGTTAACACTATGACTCAATGTAACGATACCATGACATTGCTTGACATCTGCTGAGATTTCATGTATACTTAGTATATAAATAAATGAGGTTATTAAATGAACAGATATCAACAAGAATTGTGTACTAATTTATGTACATTACTTCCTGAAGATTACGAGATGCTAAATGATATCATCATTGAATATGTTGAGTTACTAGGTAACACAAATAGAATGCATGATTTACATGAGTATACTTGTAAAGAAATAGAGAACGATTGGGGTAGAGGTTAGTAACACTAACTACACTCTAATCGTTCTTTCTTTCTTAACAACAACTCATTCACAGTCAACTCACCTAATTAACACAAACTGTACACCCATGAAACTAACACCAATTGCCACCAATCAAACTCTAGTAAGTTATAACAATGGTAGCGAAGTATTCTTTAGTTATAGAACACCAGTTGCTGGTTATT